ACTTCCTCATTTGGGTCTGGAATATACGCCAATTCTAACCCTGTGAACATTGGTCTTGGTATATCGCCCCCTTGATCTATCCAATCTTTTCTAACCATAGGCAACTTTTTTTCTACAGTAGAAGCTTCGCCGCTTGGCCATTTAACTTTGAAAGGTGGGTACGAGTTGTTTTCACGCCCCCTTGTTGCACATATTCCGTGAATATTAAACATAGCTGCCCCAGGGGCTGGGGGTGTATCAACTTCAAATTCATACTGATACCATGAGTAAGAATCATGAGCTGGTAAGTTTGATGGATTTCCTTTAGGTGACCTTCCTATAAAATCATAATTATCAAAATCAAAATTAGGGTTTCCGTACAATTGTTGAGAGGCGTTAAAATCTTCTACCTCATCTATTTTAAGCCAGACAAGTTTAGTGCTTATGAAATCATTCACTAAAGCATAATACTTGTTATCATCTGTTTTATAAATGCATCTAAAAACAGGATAATAGGTTACCTCCCTGTTGGTGGATTGCCTTTTAAACTTAACTCGTACGTTAAAAATAAGGCTCTTTATAGTGGAATCAAAATATATACCATCTTGAACCAATGCCCCGTAAATGGTTGGATTTGTCTCGGTGTTGCTCGGTGTTGTGTTATTATATTGAAGCCCAAATAAAACAGCATGAGTATAACCTCCGCTATTTGTTATGTCAGAACCTGTTAGAGTTTCAGTCCTTAATCTTGGGTATTTATTAGCTAATGTTACACTCATTACCCCAGGGCCTATATTTGACCCCCCTAATAATGTCCTTTGTCCACTCGCCCACCTCTCCCAACTTGGCGGTGCTTCAAGTTCTCCATACTGTTCGTAATCCTGGTCAAACGATCCGTTTTGAATTAAGTTAATAGGAGTGTCACCATCCCTTATAAATTGATATTCGTAGTTAACCCTGAATTGTTTATAGACCTCATCCATTTGCATAATGTGGTCGTTGCCCAACAATACCCGGTCGTTATTATTACAAGGTATCACAATGGTTTCGTTAAGTTCTTCACGCCCAATATACCCGGCTAATGTATTGTATTTATGCCAGTAGTAGGTTGGATGTGTGTACGAGATAACTTGGGTTACTTCATTGCCTTGTACCCGGACTATTTTATTTACCGTGAATAGTTTGTAATAACCATCTGTAGCGGTTGCGCCCCCATTAGTGTTGCTTACTTCGCTCCCCACAATCAAATCACTATCCGAACTGTATAAGTCTTTATTTTCGCTAAACACTAGATCATTGTCGGTGTTATAAGTTGCTTTATACCAATACTCCCCCCCAACGGCTTGCGGGAAATTGAATCCGTATTTGCTGTCTACTGTAACACGTTTAATTCGCCATACACCTTCCTGCTGATATAATTTACACCCCCAAATATAAAGAAGGTTTTCAAGTACTTTTTTGCAATCCCACGCCTCGTTAACGTTCTCCCAATAAGGAATATCTTTTCGTTCGGTATCGTTTATATAAGTCTTTACATTTACGTAACTGATTGCTAGCGGGTCGCTGTCCCGGCTATCGCTTGTGCGGTCAATCATATTCTTTTCATACACATCTACCACCGTCCATAAATCAATATCCAAATCTAATTTCCGGAGTATTTCCGTAGCAATAAGTATGAACGGAAACAAAAAAGCATCGTTGTAAGTTAGGTCGGTTAGTCCGTAAGGCTCGTTTGTATTTGGGTCAACAAATAACATACCCTCTAATGTTGCCAGTCCATCAACGGCTGTTATATTAGCGTAGTACTTCCCTCCTATAAAATCGTACTGAAAACCATCCGGCACGACAAAACCAGACCATTGTAAAACTGTATTTTTTTTATGCTCTACTTTAAATGTGCGTTCATCACTCGTCCAGAACTCTTCAAATTGTGTTCCGGAAACTGAATCGAAAACAAAACCCATTTCTAAAGTACTGGCAATAATGGGTTGAAACTTAAATTCGTCACTATTCTCATAGGTAATTATAACGGGGTCGGGTTGCCCCACAAGTTCAGTAGCAGAACCAACATATCCGTCTTCTAAAACAGAAGTGCGATATTCGTTACCGAACTCATCACAATAAAGCAGATAGTATTTTTCCGAATACGCCATTAGTTATAATATCTTTTATGTTTTTTTTCTTCTCTTTTAAATTGCATATATTGATCTCTACCCCTTAAAACTCCTTCACCGACAATTTGTAATGCACTTCCGTTTCCTTGCAAGCTTGACATTCTGCCGTCTAGTGCTTTGAATAATTTAGCTTGTTGACCATTATTAAGTACCATTTCACCTGAATTAAGCATGGCGGGTATTTTATCACCGCTATACGCACCGCCTGGCACAATACCGCCTTGTGCGAAAGCGTATAAAGGAGCGAACGCCCCATTAACTAAAGCTATTTGAGAGGCTAATAAAGCCGGAAACGCTCCAATCCCTGCGGGGCCTAAAGCGGCGGAAGCACTCGAAGCTATTGTTATCGCATTTGCATTTGACACACCTTGTTGTGTAGCTATGTCTTTTTTAGCTACAAGACTCTTGGCAATTTGAGCCGTAACCAATTGGGTTAACATTTGAGTCAAGCCGTTTATAAGAGACCCAATAAAAGCATCTAAAGCTGCATTACCTGTTTGAAATGAAGTAGCTATTGATTGTCCTAAAGCACTAAAAGCGGAGCCGGCTGCATTTGCAAATAACTGAGTTGTTTCTTTTGCTCTATTTAGTTGGTTTATATAAGTAGTTAATTGCTCTGAATTAAACGCTCCTAATCCCGATGTGTCTATCTTAGGAAATTCTTTAGATATACTTTTAATTAGCTCTTCAACTTTTTCTAATTCTGCAACCGTTTTTGGTATCCCTTGTTGCGGATCAAAGTCCAAACCTCCTAAACTACTTAAATCTTTTGCTGTTGATCCTAGTTCTTTTGCAATTTGATTAGCATCGTAAAGGTTTTGTGCGGCTCCTTCTCCAAGTTCGGTGTCTTCAATTTGCTTATCTATTTTAGCTAAAAGTTTAGCTAGGTTTTCACCCTCTTTCTGTGCTTCTTTTAACCTGTCAGAAATAACCCCTTTATCGTCTGCTGTATCAAAATTCAATGAATCAGAAACAACACTGCTAAACACTTTTTCAAAGTCTTCTATTTCTTTTACAGTATCTTTAGTAAAATCTTGCACAAAGCTAGATAAATCAGAATCATAAAGAGCATCAATATCATTTGCTGAATTTTTTAACTCTTCTATTTTTGAAGTTGTAAATTCTATTGCTTTACCTACATCCCTACCTTCTTTTTGTTGTTCTTTTAGGCTTGTTAAAAGAGTCTGATAAGAATTGATTTGAGTTTTTAAATCTTTCCTAGTTTCCGAAACCCTCTCTCCCGCTCTATAAGCAGCTCTCTCCTGTGCCTTCGCTGTGTCTAAAGCAAGTTGTTTATATTTTTCTTCAAGTACTGCCTCCGCACCTCTTACTTTAGCCTGTGATATTAACGATTGTGTTAATCCGTCAATCTTTCTCCTTACCTCATCTGTTTTTAAAGACTCTAAAGTAAGGTTGCCTAAATAATCGCCATAATCTTTATTTATTCTATTTAAAGCACGCTCCCTTCTCTCTTTTGATTCCGCTTCATTGGTGGCTATAGATAGTAAAGAATTAAGTGTTTGTATTTCTGTCTTTGCGGAGGCAACAAAATCTGCATTGCTTTCTGCTAGTTCATTCGTTGCATTAGCAGAATTAAATAACTCATCACCATACGTTGCTAATAATGTTGTTATTGTACTAACAGCGAAAATAATTCCTGCGGGGCCTAAAAAACTAGCCCCCATAGCTTTTAAGGCAGCCCCTGTTCCTCCTGTTTCTTTTTTAAGTTGCCCAAAATTTTCTACAAGCCTAACAATATTGTCGCCAACAATATTCATCCCTCTAGGGGCTTGTTGCATAATTCTTGATAGCTGAAATGTTGAATTACTGGCAGACGTTGTGCTTTTAGCTAAATCATCAGAGTTGCTTGAAACTCCTTTTTGTTGATCCTGTAGATTTTTAAGGTTATCGGTAAGTCTTTTAGTTTCAAAAGAAGCTTCTTTTTCCGTTTGTTTTATTTTAGCTACTGCTTTGTCAAATTGAGTTTGAGAAATATAAGACTTCTTTAAAGCTGTCTCTAATTTATTTATTTCTTCTTTGTAGGAATCAACTATTTTTAATTGATCTTTTAGTTCTTGTTTAGCCTTTATTACAGATTGCGTGTAGTCATCTTGCAGTTTCTCTGCTTTCTTTAAACCAGATTCTAACCCTGAAATGTCTGCTGTTATTCTAGCTTCTAATACGTTTTGTGCCATCTGATTTTATTTTTTCTTTTAAACGTGCAAACATTTCCGTCGCCTTACTGCTATCAATTCCGCTGTCTTTGTCAATCGGTAAAGGAAACCATTTTTTTAATCTTGGTAGTTTCTTCTTACTTGGTACGGTACTGGCCATTGTGTACATTTGATGTCTTACCATATCCCACTGCTTCCAATACTTATCCATATATCCTTTAGAAGCGTAATAGAATTCTAAAGGACTCATACAATAGTACTCATAAGGGGTCAATCCCATTTCACCAAAGGCAAAGCTTAGGACTTCTTCCTGGCTGGCTTCGGCTTCCTCACTACTTTTTTTTTGTTGTCGGTTTTTATGTTCGCTCCCATGTGTTCATTGAACGCCTTAAAAACTTTCTCCCAAATAATAAGCAACTCATCCATTTCAGTATCTGCAATAACCATTTCTAGGTTGTCATAAATATCAGGCGTGTCCTGCTTACGTGCCAAAGAACTACCTTTTATCCCTGCCTTTAATAAGTCAATAAGCAAAAGTAAATAATTGTCTTTTGCCCGCTTTGACATTTCGGTAGCGAATTCCAGTTCCGTATTGGCGTTATACATTCCCATAAGTTGGAACTTAGAGAATGTATTGAACCAAACTTGCACTTTTTGTCCTCCTATTTTTAATTCCAGTTCTTTACTCAACATACATTAAGTAGTTTCAACGTTGGTTACTGCTCCATTACCAGTAATAGTAATATCAGTCCTGAAAACGTCACCAGAATCTACCTGCTCACCTAAATCAGAAATGAAACCGCGCCCCATTCTGTAGTAAGTAAAATCAGCACCCGGTAAATTCTCTAATTTGAATTGAGCCAATTCGCCATCTGCGTCCTCACTGTCATTGTTCCAAAGTTCGAAAAGCTCATCATAAGAAATGAATCCTGCTTCCGGTACTTTAGGCATAACGGCTGTATTTGAGAATGACCAGGATTTATCACCCGGTAAATTCTTTGTGTAACCGCTTACACACTTGTTTGAAATAGAAATTGAATCTGTTGATCCTGAAAAACCGTCGGACTCTGAACATCCTATTATTTTCCAATCGGGTGCAGCTGCTGTACCCAAATTTATACTTAGGACAATGTCCTTACCTAATATTTCTGCCATAACTTTATAATTTAACTATTAAATGATTGTATCTCAACAATTTTCTGTAAATGTATTCTGAACCGCTTTTAAGCGAACTGTCTGTGTCGCTTTCAAGTTCTGTATTTCCTAATTGATACCCGTACGCTGTTAAATCTAAATCAACAAACGTATCGGGGTTAATAATGTCCTCTATTTGGGATGCAATATCTTCTGCTTGCCTTCTGCCTGCCAAGTTATTTTGCCCCCCTGTAACAATGTCAATCAATATCGTGGCATTATATCGCTTACATCGCTTTATTGTTAATTGGTTAGCCGTTTGAGTACTTAATAATACATAAGGCTTGCTTACGCCTTCCGGCACTACATACACATCAAAAAACGGAACGGGCAATCCATTACTGGTAACGCTCCCAAAAAGAGCATCGTAATATGCTAATCTAATTGCCTCGCTTGGTACCATTCTCTACTAATTTTTTTAAGTTGTTTAAAAACTTAATTGTATTGTTTTTCCATGCGGGGTATAAAAACGGTTGTGGTTTTATACCTATTCTCAATATCTTCATCATAATAGGAAATAGAAATTCTGCATCTATTCCTTTGTTACTCATCCAATCTAAAAGACTGGTTTTAAACTCTTCAAAACTTCCGAAATCCGAATCCCTGAAAGTTGAAGCGTACTCACTCCATTCTGCTGGAGCATCAACCAAAGCCCCTGTTCCAAACTCCTGAAACGCTGCGTACTGTGCTTTGAAGCCTACAATGCCTTCTAATCCGTCTATTTCGCTGAATGAACTATTTATTAATATCGAACTGTTACTTGGCGCTGCCGTAACCGCCTCCGTTTCTATGTTCTGTATTGCCTCTGCTAAATAGTCCTCCACATCTTCACGCATTGCCCCTGCTAACTCTTTGTAGTAAGCTTTGTTTTGCTTATATGTCATTTTAAGTCGTGGCATCCGTGCTTCTTTGTGATGTTTCCATTTCGCTTGTAACGTAAATATCGATTTGTGTACGTAGCGGATCTACTTTAATATTGTTCACTATAAAGGTGAACCCCCGCCATGTTAACCGATCTGATATTTTTATATAAATTTCTGGTCTGTATCGTATTTTAAAATGAACGTAATTATGTATGTTCTCCTGGTTGGCTATCATTTCCGGATTGCTCCTTTGCTCAACCACTGCTGCATACGTGTTTAAAATTTCAATGTACGTAGTATCAAATGCGCCCCCGCCAATTTCAACCCTTACAGGTCGTTCAATTAATAATTTATCTTTTAATTCGCCAGCTCTAATCATTACGGAAATGTTATATTCATGTACGGTTTCAACATTTCTTTTGCTTCATCCTGTTTTTGTTGGGTAGAGAATTTTGTATCTACAACATTTTCCCTATTAATATAAAGCCCGGCAGCATATCTGCAAATACTTATCCGTATTGCATCATCAATCCAATCCAAAGTGGTATACTCAATATCAATATCACTACCACCTTCTTTTAATATATCACCAACATTAGTATATCCAGTAGTTGTTACTGTATTTACCTTTCCAAACATTAACCTAAAGTTTTTAGGTAATCGTATAGCAGTTAATCCCATTGTTTTAGCTCCAAAACTTAACTGGCTCCACTTTTCTAATTCTATCCTCGCAGCCTTTAAATAAACAGCCACTAAAGTATCATCACTATCAAAATCAATTCTCGAATGTTGCTTAAAGAACTCTACCGTTACAGGCTCAGTTGCTAAATCTGTAACAACCCGGTATTGAACCCCAACTGCGGACGTGTCGTTGTAATCACTACATTCTAAATAATCTGAGTTTTTAAAATAATCAGCCATACAGTTGTTTTAAAAAAGCCCCTCCGAAAAGAGAGGCTTAGTTATTATAATTCAATAATGATATTAAGTCGTCGCTGAATAGTGAATGAATGAAGTTGTTTTTAGAATAGCTAAAGCCAGTCTTTCTTCAATCCTTACTGTTACTAAGTTTTTAACTACGTTGTCCTGATCTTGCTCAAAGAATCGCAATTGCGGTGCTAATCTTTGGAAGATTTGAGCGTGGTTAAAGTTACCTACTAGGAACTCATCATCCGGCATTTTGTTTGTTTTACGAACGTTTAGCCCTGCTATTTGCAACTGCCCATTTACATAGCCAACCACTCCATTAGGGTTGTCGTATTCGCCTGACCCAGTCGCTTTATTAAAAATAATCTCAACAATTTGAGCAGGGTTCAAAATAACATCTGTTCCAGCTGTGTTACTTGCTCCTAACTGACGAATATTTGCGTCAATTATTTGCTCAATAAGAACAGTTCGTGTTCCATTATAAGCCGTAGCATTAGGGATTAAACCGTCCAACTGCGGAGAAGTACCGTTACCGTTAAGGATTTGGTTATCTTCTGCCTCTAGTAATTCAGTACGTGCGAAATTCTGCAAGTAAGAAGTAAGGAAAGGTAAATCAGTAAGCATCTCAATAGGCAACCTCATAATACCTGCAATCCATTCAACCGGGGTTGAGTAAACTGTCATGTTAGGCTCAAAGCTTGGTTTTGAAGCGGTCTCTGCGATGCTTTCTCCCCTACCCCAAGGTGCTGGTCCGTCTCCGGTTTTAGCCCCTTCTCTCGGATATTTAATGGTATCTGAACTAACAGTTCCAATTGGAATAATGTCCCTCATGTGAAATACATCACGGTCGATCATTATTACATCATTACGGTACTCTGTTCTCCAATCTTCAAACCCAGGGAAGTTATCACCAAAGCTAATATCTTTTAGCCCTATGATAGTGTTTCCTTTGATTTTAGAAATATCTTTAATAGAATCGTGGTTCTCTTTTAAGGCTTTTTGCATAGCTGATTTAAAGCCCATCGGCTTACCACTCGATAACCCTTTTTTCTTTAGCTCTACAATTTCTTTTTCAAGCCCTTCAGATTTCTCTGCCACGAACTTCTCAACCTCACTTTTTGACATAAAGCCTTTCTGCTCTATATCGGAAAGTATTTCTTTTACTTTGCCCTCGAAGGTTTCTTTATCTTCACTTCTTGCTTTCTCCCAGTTTGCTTTAGTGACTTTCAGCCCCTCTTCTACAACACCCTGGATGTCCTTTAAATCTAATTTATTATCTGACATTGTTAAATGCTTCAATTAATGTTTCTTTTATTTGTTCTGGTGTCGGCTCATCCGTAGGAGTGTTTGATTCAAACGGCTCTTTATTGTCGAGTGACTTTAATATTTTTTCTATTTGTTGTATAGTCTGATCCGAATAATTTCTATCATACATTTTACACAATGTATCTAATATATCATGCCTTGTTTTTAAAGACTTTACGTCCTCAACAATACTTGCAGAATTAGCAGCCCAATGAGTCAAAAATGAGTATTCCCAGAGCTTGTACTCTGTTATAATAGCTCTGTTTTTTTCATCCCTTTTCATCACTTCATAACCGATAGAAAGCTCTGTATTTCTGTTGTTTTCTTTTTTGAATACAATATGATTGTACATATCTTGACCATCCGTAATAGAGGTGTCAAACTTTGTAACGGTTCTTAGTCCGTAACTATCTTTAGCATCTAGCTCTAACGGAATCCCTAAAGAGATGTTTGGGTTGTGATTCTTAAATACTCCTATTCTTTGATAATTCTCTGTAGATGTCTTGACAAAACTACCTTTTGCGGATATATCACCGTCACTATCTTTTACATCGTACACATTAGCATACGCAACGACAATCCCTTTCTTTTCGTCAAGGTCTGTTATCTCGTGAGTAATATTCTTAAATTTGTAAGGCGTAATCATTATCCTATGTTTACGTAAAAATACATTATATCTACCTTTATTGAAAAAAAAGCGAAACAAGGTATTGATATATTAATATTTTTATGTATATTAGCAATTCAATAGTATTTAGTTTGGGTTAGTTCATCCGGTGAAAGCGAAAGTAAGTAACCGGATTTTTTAAAATCAATTTATATGATAACTGAAGAAC